TCTGTTCCGAGGGGTGGGGTTCTTGGGTTTAGGGGGGAAGGGGAGAAATGGGAAAAGGGGTGGGAGGTTGGGTTCCTGGGTTTCGGAGGGAAGAGGAAAAGGGATGGGGGAGGGGTGGTACTATAATTTATCATGATCCTATTTGGGGGCAAGACGGGCTTCGCTCCAAAATGGGAGGTAAATATTTTATTTGCCTTCAGGTATCAAGCAAAGACTTGAACGCATCGAGTCAACTAAACTCTTTAGCTGCCGCCGGCCTTCTTGCGCTGTGCTGGTAATGCCCCATAACATTACAAGTATTTACTATCACTCGCCCCTCTAAGCTTGCATACTAAAATATTAGGTCATTTACTAAACTTTTTCCTATATTGCCCTAGGACTGCATTAGAAGCCCTAGGATCGATTATCAGTGTTTTAGGCTATGAGACTATGGATGAGATTGAGATCGTCGATCCTAGAGCCTCTAATGCAGTCGATTTTCAAGAAAAGTGTTTAAAAAGAGGAAAAGATTATCGGGATAGAAAGTTTTGGCCCAAGAAATGTTTAGTATTGCAATATTGTGCCATGTGTGATAAGATATGTCCATCTTTATGAGAAAGGAAGGAGTGAGCGGGGTAAGTGAAAACTCCTCCACCCCTTCCCCCAACCCCGAGGAAAAATGGACATCACCACTCTACAAGAAAAAATTCTTCACCTTCGAGAAGCCATTGGATCCTTAGTCATCGACTCAGCCATTGCTCTCATCGACAGCGATTCGTATAGCGACAGCGAAAAGCTCACCTTCAACAAAGGCCTTTCCACCTTGCATGAAAACTCCCAAGGGCGAGCAAACTGGATTCATGGCGTATCACAAGGTTTTTTTATTTTTCTTTCTACAGGAAAACCATATGAAGAATTTTTCGATTCTTATGGGCAAGATTTAATTGAATGTCTTTTAGAAGATATGAAATACAAAAACGAAAATTAACACCTAAACCATCAATAGCATCATTTAGTTTTTAACCAACAATCCCGAGGACATATGCTTTCTACCCCACTTAATCAAACCCTAGGAGAGGGCCTCGCCGCTCTCTTTAACCAAGCCCAGTTTCCCTTAAGACAAGCTCCACGCGTTTTGCTAGAATTTTGTTTAATTAATTACGGACCCGCTGGTTTTGACTTCAAAGACCTGCAAAACGACGTATCTCATTGCTTGAAAATTTTGAGCCACGTAAGAAGTACAGCCCATACAGAAGAATAGAGGATTATATGAAAAAACTATCAGAAGCATCAATCGAAAATTTGATTTGTCTCGATTGCGTTCTAAAAATTTATATCCCCTCAAAGCAAGGGGATTTACCTTTCGACAATACTCAAGTCACGGAAGATACCTTAACTTTCCTATCTTCACTTTTTGGAGGATCGACCAAGTTTGAAGCCTACGGCTGTTATCGCATGCGCACAGGAAAGCTCATTCAAGAGCACATTTGCATTTGCCAGGCTTTCGGCACTTCCGACGATTTCAGAGAGCATATCGACAAAATATACTCTTTTTGCCAAAAACTGAAAGCCGACCTGAATCAGGATTCCATCGGCTTAGAAGTAAACAACCTTTTTTACTTGGTGATTTAATGGACACTATCGATCAAATCATGGCTTATGAACAAGGGGAACTGGACGAGGTCTCTGCCCTTGCTCTATTTCAGCACTTAGTAGACACGGGCAAAGCCTGGACGCTTCCTGGCCACTATGGACGAACTGCCCGCTCTCTTTTAGAAGCTGGATTGATTCAACAGAAAGATTAAAGCCTAATAGTCGCGCCCGAGCGATCGGGCGTTTCAATTAGCTTTTAACCCACAACAAGGAGAACAAAATGTATGGCGCTCAACCTCACCAACTCTTAGGAAATGGCCTAGCTTCTCTCTTAAACGAAACAAAACTTCCTTTAAAACTAGCCCCATATTTTTTGCTAGAATTTTGTTTAGATAACTACTTGCAAGCCGGCTTTGACTTCGAGGACTTTCAAGCGGACGTAGCAACTTGTCTACAAAATTTGACTCAGGAAGAAGACGCAGCCGACTCTAATGAATAAATCCTAAACTTTGCGCCCGAGCTATCGGGCGTATTGGTTAGCTTTTAACCGATAGCAAAGGAAACACATGCAACTAACCGCAAAAGAATTTCATTCAGTGGCTTCAGAGGAAGCGGAGGACGCTTTTATAGATGCTTTTTATAGTCTGTGTCCTTTCGATGACACAGAGCAACCCAATTCCTCTCCTTGGGGATGTCCTTGGTATTATCATGAGGATGTTCTTCTCACAGGAGGAACCCCCGAAGAACTGGCAACAAACTATTTTAAATCTGTAGAAGAAGAAATTATGGAAATCCACAAAAAGGAAAATATGAAATATTTAGTAACAGCAGAGGAACCAAATGCCTAACTACGTCCATTGCAAGCTCACATGCAAGGGGGCTTCCCCCGACCTGCAAGCCTTCAAAGCCTTAATCTCCTCAGAAGAGAGAGTCTTTGACTTCCAGAACATCATCCCAATGCTCCCCTTCCCCAGTGAAGAAAATCTCCCTATCCCCCGCTGGTACCTGTGGCGGCTCGACCACTGGAACACAAAATCTAACGCCCTATGGGGAGAGCTCGAAGAAGACGACGGTCAACTTCACTATTTCTTCAAGACCGTCTGGACACCTCCTATCCCCATCTTCGCTGCTCTAGCGAAGATGTTCCCAACCATCTACTTCATTTGCTCATTCGACGAAGAGAGTGGAGAGATTATTGAGGATGTTGAGTATAACAAACCAGAAGGTGAAAAATGTTCATCCCAACATGGATAATTGTTGTCGCTCTTCTCCTGTGGGCGCTCGGGGACTAAGGGGACTCAGTTCCCCTTATCCTTCGCCTTCCTGAATGATTGCTCGAAGAAGTCTGCAATGAACTTGAACTTCTCTCTATCCACTTCAGCATTGGCCCCTTGATCCCTTCGATCCCACCCGAACTTGTTTCTCATCACCATATTGATGGAGGCAGGGTTGGCCTGAGGGTTGTTGCCCGTGGCGGAGTCGGACACTATCTTTTCCCACACCTTATATGACTCAGCATGCGCGATTTCTCGAAGCGCGGGATCGAATTCCTCTGGATGGCGCCTCGCCATTTCTTCGATCCCTTCACCTGTTATCGATACTTTTCCGTCTCGATAAGTGAAGGATTTGAAGGATTTGCCTTGCCCTATCCAATCGCACAGAGCCCGATACGCTTTCTGCCTCGCTTCCTTCCCTTTAAGTTTAATCGCCCAGGAATTGCCCCAATGAACCGAAGGTTTGAGCTCTCGAACCGGTGTTCCATCCACAGAGGTTACAGTTCGTGTCTCAGGATCGGGTGCAAAGCTGCTCATTTCTTTTTTTCTTTATGTTCTTTCTTTTCTTCTTGCTGACCTTTCTTTTCAAATTCTTTGGCAAATTTCTTCATCTCTTTCTGATGACCTTTTTTCTTATGAGCCATGACTTTCCTTGTGTTTTCCTCGTTCTAAAATCTTATCCCTTCTCTTGTCTTGCTTGAGAAGAAGAGACAACCCTTGACTAACTTTCTTCGTGTCTCTTTGGATCTTCTTAATTTTCTTGTCCAAATTTTCCTACCCACCTATATTCACGTTAACCCCTGTATATGCAAGGAATTATTTCAATGCAACCCCCTTCTTCTCTATTAAGTATAGTGAGACGTGTGAATAAGGTGGCCCTCGTGTCGCTCATACAACAGCGACTCGTTTATCCCTTGCACCTCTTGCTCGGCCGCAACCAGGCGGTGTTCCAGCTCAGAAATGCGGGCGAAGAGGGCGCGATGGACGGATTTGTGCGACTCATTGATCTTGAGGATAGTATGTTGGAGCTCGATGAAGTCGATCGGGAATAAGTCTAATTGTTCCATGTTTTCTCCTTTTCCCAATAATTAAAACCCTCCTCCTTTTTTAAGGGAAGAGGGAAATGGTGAAGGAGTTGCAACCTGTGGGTGTTGCATTTCTTCTTATAACTTTTGCTCAATTTCACTTCAAGAAAATCTTGATAATAGTGGAGGGGATGAGAGCATATATTTTACGAGCATGAATTTCAACAACTTGCGAATCATCCTTGAACACAATCCCCTTTAAGCAATCTTCAGCGAACTTCACAAGATTGCTGGTGTCTGGACGCTTAATGTGCTCGACGTGGTCATTGAGCATGTATTCTCGCTTCTTCTTGGTATAGGAAGAAGGGATGCCCATAAGGAAGAGATATTCGGTGCGAACCGCGGTTGCGATTGGGAAGTTTTCTGGGTATTGATTCTTGATGTGCAATTGGTAGAATAATTTCTCGTCGTGGCGAGGGTTGTAGGCGTGATTTCCCCAGCCTCCATGCGCCTTCCAGGGGATGGGGGCGCATTCAATCTTTATTTCATACATTCCCCCCAAATATCATATTTTATCTTTCATGCCCAAAATCTTCTAATCTAAGATCCCCGTTGGTTGCTTTGCAAAGCCGGAGGATGGTGAGACGCGAACCTAGCGTTTCGTCTTTCCAAATTCTAAGAAGTGTTCTATATGGAATCCCAGATTGAGCAGCTAATTTTCGAACGGTAATTAAATTTTTATCGCACCAATACCTTAAAGGGTTATGTTTTTTGTTCATACCTTTCTCCTTTTGGCATATGATAGACACTCTTGGCAAAAAGGGAAAGGGAAAATGGAATGGGAGGGAAGGAAGACCTTCCCTTCCCCCAACAACAAGAGGTGATATGGAAACTAAGAATGTTATCGCAGCGCTCGTTAAGGCGCAACTAAAAATCAAACCCCCAGTCAAAAAGGGGGTGAATCCGATGTTCAGGAATAAGTACTGTACATATGACGATATCATGGATGCCGTCCGGATTCCGTTGGCCGAAGAGGGGCTCACCCTATTTCATGATGTCATGCAAAAGGAAGGGGGTGAGATACTTGCAACTCGCTTGTACCATATCTCAGGGGAATTTCTGGAATCTTTCTTCCCGATGAAAGTTGAGAAACCAACCTCGCAAGGGATGGCTTCAGCCAACACGTATTCCAAGAGGCAAGGGATATGCAACCTCCTTGGACTCGCAGGGGATGACGACGATGACGGGAATGAGGCGAGCAGGACAGAGAAGATCAGTAAGCAGCAGATCAGTGATCTTGAGCAGATGATCGGGGGAGATGAACGCATTGTGGAGAGGATACTTAAGGGGTACAAAATAAAGACTCTTAATGACTTAGAATCTAAACACTATACAGCAATCTTGAATGGAGTGAAAAGAGAGAAGGGGGAAAAACGTGAAACTGTTGGAGCTTGAGCAGGGGAGTTCTTCTTGGAAAGAGTTTAGGCACGGGAAAGTCGGGGCTTCAGATATTGGAGTGCTCATGACTGGAACAGATGTCGAGATCTTCGATCTTTGGTTAGATAAGACCTCGGGGATAGACCGAAAACCTACCCAAGCGATGCAGAGAGGGATCGACCTCGAGCTGGACGCCATCTCCTATTTCCAGATGAAAACTGGGAAGGAGTGGAGGAAGATTACAGCTTTGCATGAGGATTGCGAAGCACTTATGGCTTCGTTCGATGGATATAACGAAGAACTGAACGAATGCGTCGAGGTCAAGTGCCCGCTGGACGTTCCCGAGAGGATTGAGGATCTGTCTTATTTTAGGCGGTATTGGTGGCAGGTGCAGGCGCAGTTAGCAGTATCAGAGGGGGAGAGAGCCCATCTCCTCGTTTATTCGCCGCAGGTCCAGAGAGAACTTATCATCGAACCTTCTTTCGAGTGCATCCAGCAACTTTTAGAGAAGGCGGCTTGGTTTCATCAATTCTTGCATGGAAAAGAGATGCCTCCCCCCTTTCGCAAGAAAGAAGATGAGGAGTGGAAAGGTTGTGCGGAAGCGTGGAAGATAGCGAAGATTCAATTGGAAGAGGCGCAGGAAGCGGAAGCTCTTTGCAGGGAAGCTCTAATATGGTTGGCAGCCGGAGAACCCTCGGAAGGAGAGGGGGTGCGGGTGAGCAAGTATGTGAGAACTGGGAATATTGATTACTCTAAGGTCCCTGAGCTTAAGGATATAGATTTATCTACTTACAGAAAACCATCTACCATTTGCTGGAGATTGAGTTCTCGGTGAGGTATGGTTTTACCAGTTCAGCCACCTGGGTATTAAACACTTTTTCTTTCGCCTTGGAGAACTCGGGATAATGACCCCACGTCTTGTTCCCTAGAGCATCCTCGTGCTTGAGATAGGCCGCCCTCTTTATCCAAATTCCCCCATTTTTCCCTTGCACCACTTGAATATTGGGGAAGGTGAGGTCCTCGTCGATCCGGACGTCGAACTTTCCGAGGATCCCGCGCTCATTTGGATGTTGTTCTTGATAATTTATAATCTCCATGAAGTCTTTCCTTTATATTGTTGGAACAAGACTCCATCTATCTTATCTATCGAATTATTAACAGCTCTCTTTCAGATTCCCCCATCTTTTTCTTCTCACCCCCATTTCTAGATGCTCATTTTCCCTTTTTTGTTTTATCCTTCCCAACCTCACCCCCCAAATCCTCAAAAACACCTTTTATTTGCCCTACAATCGACGATCTAGACTTGAGCTATGGTATGGTAGCTCCCCCACCCCATAAATCGATCCTAGAGCCTCCTATCGCTTCCTTCAAATCTAAGAACCCCACCGCTTGAGATCCTGCTTAAGATGCGGTCGTTGAACTGATGTTTGATTTCCAGAGAGGTCAGGTTTGTGGTGATAAGAGTTTTCCCTTCTCCTTCCTCTCTTCGACAAATCAGTTGGTATACAAATTCCAGGAATCCGTCGGTGGGAGGGCGTGTGCCAAGGTCATCTAGAACCAGAAGATCGGAACGGTCCAGCTCTTGAACGATCTTCATCTCATCCCCACGATGAACGCAGCACCCTTTCCACTGAAAGTAAAGTTCCGTGAAATTTATAAATCTCCCTGTTTTTCCTGGATTTTCTCTTACAAAAAAATCGATGGCCGCACAAGCCGAATAAGTTTTCCCAGCCCCACTCTTTCCAGTGAAGATGAAGAACCCTCTCTTACTCTTTAGCCACCGCTCAATCTCTTGGCAAATGGAGTCGGGTTGGTCGAGGGTTGAGAGCTGAGCATCGAGATACTTCTTGGGTATCTTTGCATAATCTTTAAAATCGTGGATAAGTGCCCTCTCTTTCTCTTTCTGCTCTTGAGGGAGGGGTTTAACTTCTGGAGGGAGTGGTCCCCAGCACTCGGGATTCATGCAGCACCAAGCCTTCCAATCTGCCCCGATGTAATAGGCGTCTTCTCCTCCGCATGTTGGGCACCTAACATCTTTAGCAACAGATTCTTGTATCTTTTCTAGTCCATTCTTGGAGTAAATGGAGTATACCAACTGATTCTCGGAAATCCTTGGAGGTAAATAATTTACCATATTCCTTCCCAAGGGTTAGGGGTATCTGTTCCATCCGGGTTTTTCTGAGATCGGTTTATCCCCTTAGTCCCTAGGGATTGGTAGGCCGCTCGGTTCACTTCTTTTTCGTTTGACTTTTCTAACCAAAGGGTTATGAACTTCCTCCACTGCTTTTTACTCTTCGCCTTCTTAGGATTGCTTAGCACCCATTCTCTCATTCTTTTCAGCTCAGCGTCCACCTTGACCGCTGGATAAGCCTCTAACCATCCCTCCTTGTCGGAGGGCTGAATACCTAGAAACTCTTTCTTCTCAAAGCAAAATGAGATCGGTTCGGATTGAGTTGGTGTCCGCCGCACCTGAGGCGGGCCCGAAGCCGTAGGCGGAGGGTCCGTTGAAGGTGTCGCCGGACTGGTTTGAGCACTACTTCGTTCTAATGTTTCTTTCTTATTTTCCTTAAGGGGGGAGAGAGTATGAGAGAGGGGGTCCGGTTCCCCAGTTTGGCGTTTCGTCCAATCCAGTTTGGCGTTTCCGCCAAACCAGTTTGTACACCCCCCCTCAATCAGATCCAAAATCGAAGGAATGTTTAGGCGATAATGGCGTGTTGCAGGACACCCCCTAACGCAGGTCTCTAGAAGCCCAAGTTCCTTAAGCTCCTCCACGGCGCTGTCTAGGCTTCTCCGCTTAATCCCGGTTCTCTGCTGAATGTCTTCCGCTGTCAGATAGAACCAATCCCCTTCTTGGATGCTTCCGCTTTCCAGAAAGGATTGGTATCGGTAGATGAGTTCTCCGAGAAGGACCGCCTCAACCAGCCCTATGGTTGCAGCCAGAGGACGATGATAGGTGCCGAAGGAGTTTCCGTTGAGGAGAGAGAGGAGGGAGATCTTGTTGGTCATCTGGAGCACCTTTTTCTTTCTGGTGCTCCCTCCAGTTGACCGTATTTACCTATCCGAGGTAGAATCGTGTCTCCTCTAAAAAACCGGGCTTGGCAGCTGATTTTAAAGAGGGAGCACCTCCCTGGGGTAAAACCCAGGGGGTTTTTTTTGTCTATAGGGTATCTGTAGACTCTCATTCTTGGCAAATCGGGACTTACAACTTCCTTCCAAAGCATCTCGCAAGTCGTTCACTTACAATGAAGAATAGACCGCAGTGAGAGCATTCGCAGCAATCTCGCCACAGGATCTTGAATGGGGTATCCACAAAAGAGGTGCGACACCTCGTGCATATCTGCTTCGTTGCCACCCACCAGTCTAGGGAGCCGGATTCTCTCACGCCTCATCCCTGAAGGTGAATACAGAGATGGTTCTAACCTCTCCTTCACAAGCATAAATCTTTTCGTCACAAGAAGTTACGGTCAGTAGAATCGATAGAAGGAGCAATGCAGATGATGCGAAGAAATAGGGAAGCTCTTTCTTTCTATCCAAGCGGAAGGTGGATCTTGACATATAGAATCTCCGTATTTAGACGGGGTTTGTCGCATCTTGTTTAAACAAACAATCTTGGTCAACAATTTTCTAATCAATTGATTCATTTCTCACGTTCTCTTGCTGTATCTCTACGCTTAACTCCTTTGCCACCCATAAATAAAATCCACAGGAGACAACAAGAGACAAACCAATGAATAGGAATAGTTTAAGGATAAACATAGTGGGGATGAACTTCACGGTGATTCTCCGTTGAAAGTGTACTTTTCTTAATTTCTCTTTTTAAGAGAGGTGTACTTTTTTTTGAGCAGGTGGTGCAGAAGGAGAGAACCAGAAAGAGGAGTACGTATTTCATCCGATTTGCCAAAACCAAACTCGGATGTCGTCTCCAGCTCCCAAAGCAGCGGCTCCCGTATTTTGTACTTGCAAGACAGCTTGCCCTGCTGTGATGCGTACTCCGTTCAGTCTCATCATCGCATTGTTGCCAGAAGCATTTAGATTGCAGACAGTAAACATCTGGGGAGAAGTAGCGCTTGTGCTAAAGAAAGAGTTGTTGATGGTAAGATCTTGAGTGGCTCCGGCAGCAGTGGTGAAACCCTGGAACGAAATGAACGCAAACCTCTGATTGAGTGTTGGGGAAGCAGAAGAGGTAGCTAGAGTAGAGGTTTCAAAGGTGTAGTTCCCCCCAAGCAATGTGAATCCTCCGTTAAACCCTGTGCTGATCGTTACTGCGGTCGTAGACCCAGAATTCCCGATGGTTGTGGATGCCGTTCCTGTCGTGTTGATCGAGGTCGTTCCCGTGATGGAGGCCCCTGCTGACGTGACTGTAAGTCCTGAGACTGAAGGGGAGGAAGTGAAGGTCGGGGATGCTCCCCCAGCCAACACAGTGTTAGAAGCCCCCGTGATTCCTGTCCACGCTCCTGCGGCCGAAACGTTTTGTAGTCCTGCCTGGTTTGCGGCTACAGCATTCTCAAAAGCCATTAGAAAGCCCTCCATTCCAAGGAGTTGGGAGTGTCTACGTAACAAATAAAAGTATTTTGATTGGATGTGTTCAACCAAAAATCCCCTGTTATCACTCCCTCTTCGCTTGAAGAAGGATCCCGCTCTTCGAGCCACATGGTCGGCGTTCTACTTACAAGCATCTTTCCCTACTGAGTTGTGATTAAATGACCTTCAAACCATGTTAACTGTTGCACTCCGCTCCCGTTGATGATTACCCCCGATCCCCCTGTATTCACTAAAAACTCGGCGGTGACTGTGTCGGCTGCCGTCAGGTCTGTTTCGCAAGTCACGGTTACAGAAGCGATGTTGCCTACTGTGCGGAAGCTTCCAAGGTTGATTCTGGTCTGAAACAGACGGTTGGCCGTCGACGGATTGATGAACATTTGAAAATCGGTGTTGCCGGCGACGATCGAACTGCCTTGAAAAGTGCAACAGAAGTGATATCTGCCGGTTACTGGTGCAGTAAAAGCCCCCGTCGCCGCGCTAAAACTAGAAGTAGTATCATAGGCTACCGTAATTCCTGGCGATCCTGGCAGAGAAGCGGTACTGAAGGTGTAGGTCGTTCCGGTGGTCATCGCCGTGGAGTTGCCCGCGAGAAAGGCCATGAAAGCAGGCGTATTGCGATAGGATGGAAGAGCTGCTGCACCGCCTGAAATAAGCACTTGGCCCGCTGTTCCTGCAGTTGCGGTCGTTTGAAGAGGACTGGTTGCTGTAGTCCCTCCACACACGACTGCAAAGGCTGTGAAGGTGACGGCTCCTGTGCCTCCCCCTGCGACGACGGCTGTCGTGAACGAAGGGTTGGAAGCTCCCCCCGTCGATACTAGAGGGATACCTGCCGTAGCAGATGGCGCGACGTTAGTGATCGTAGCTGTTCCAGCGCCTACGAGTACGTTGAAAGCTGTTAGACCAGTGAGCTGCACCGTTTCAGTAGCGGCACTTCCTGCGACGGTGATACTTCCTGTGCCGACGATATTGAAGTTGTTGGCCGTGGGAGACTGCGGACCTCCTGTGTTCCCTGTAATCGTGAGGATCGCGTTTGCTGCAGAATTAGCCTGGAATGTAGGATCTGATCCGACCCCGTTAGAAGTGAGGACGAATCCAGATGTTGACGGAGAGATGCTTGTGATGGAGTTGCTTACATTGCCAACGAGGACGTTATGGATGGTGATGGGAGATGCAGTGATCGGAACGGTTCCGTTCCCTGAAAGCACCCCCGTTAACGTCGTGGCGCCCGTCCCTCCTCCCGCAACGCTGGCAGTTGAAAAAGTTGGGTTGGAGCCGGCCCCATTAGAGACCAGGGGCACACCTGTCGTGGCAGTGGGAGGGATCGAGGTGAGAGTATTCCCTGCACCCCCCACGAGAGCGTTAAACTGCGTAATCGGATTGAACGAACTATTTCTCCAAACCTGAGCCCCAAAAGTGTCGTCCGCACATACGAACGCCTGATCTGTAACCGTATTGACCCAGAAGTTTCCTATTTCAGCGCCTGGCTCGCTGACCGTTGGATTGACGAGGGAAGTGTAAACGCGGGCTGATGCATTCGATAAGGCGCTCATACGATAGTAATACTCCCCATGGAAGAGACAACTCTCCATTCAAGGTTGGCTTGACGGCAGACGAGACGGACCGCATTCCCTTGAGCTGTGGACGAGATACTTCCCCCTACCCCAAGAGTAGAGCTGGAAGCATTCATAAAAATCTGCTGCCCCGCCGCCTGTGTCACCGTCCACGACGTGGCTCCATCGAGAGAAATCTCGATCACATCCCCTATGGAGGAGGTGGTGGGGAGGGCCAAAGATAGGGCTCCTCCAGGAGAGACGCAGAAGTAACCGCGATTGAAGACCAGTGGCTGATTGGCGTCGATCCTCTGCCAAGAAACGGGGACGGCGCTTGTAGATCCGATAAGGGCCCCAGCGAAGAATCCAGAAGTAATTGCACTGCCTCCCTCGATATCTACGACTTGAGTTCCTCCAAACACAGTGACTTGTACGCGCACGGTATCCCCCACAGCCAAGTTGATGAGGATAGAACCGTTGGAGATCAGTTCATCTGTGCTCGCTCTCTCCGCTCCTGGGGAACCTTCCCCGATGAGATAGTTGCCAGCGGCACTTCCGGTCACAACCAGCTCGACGGTGTATCTGTCATGATCGCCGAGAATCCCTTGCATGTTTACCGATGCAATGAACTCGTGCGCCCCACTCTGCTGGGCTACAAAGCGGTTGGTGGTCGTGTTGAAGGCCGAGTTGATGTTGAAGGAGACTGTGTTGTAGGGGATGATGAAAGAAGTCCCATTGCCTGTCACGTTGCTTTGAGTGGCGGAGAGATAAGCATAGAACGTGGTGGTGGGTGTACTTGGACCCCCTCCGCCAGCGGAGGCGAACGTGATTGCATTAGGCCCAGTCTGCAAGATAGTCATGTTCGCCCCGTTCACGAACGAAATGATTCCAGAGACGTTGGGGGGAACGTTATTGCCAGACCCGTCTTGCAGGAATAGAACAGCCCCTGCGCTGCCGAGGGGCCTCCAGTCTGCGTTCAGAGAACCAGAGGAAGCGGTAAACCCAGCCAAGTACCATTCCGTATTGTCCGTAGTGTTTACCCACCTCTGAGTTACAGTATAGTTAGAATCTGTTGTACCTGGGTTGCGGGTGAAAAATACGGTGAGCAGAGGTTTTGTAGAGGAGATTCCCGATCCTAGAGCATAGAGTTCTTGGGATGTAGGAAAGGTCATTGGTCCTCAGTATGCGAAGTACACGGCTAGACACACGTTCCCAGATGCCCCCGCCCCCGAAGGAGATCGGACGAAGAACTGTGTCCCTTTTGGGATCTCCAGCATTAAAGAAGTTTCCTTGTTGGCCGAAACGTCCAGGTGAACCACCCCACTTGTAGGAGCGACACACTCATGGTCATCTGTCCCATTCCAAGAGATTCGTACCTCGACGTTCGAGGTATTAGTGATCCGAACGATCCGGGCTGCGTTCCCGAGAGAAGACCCTAGGGCTTGGTGAGAGGCGGTGAGTGCTGTCCCAGCCAAGGATCTTAAGGTTTCTGGGAAGAGCTTAGAGAAGAGTCCTGAACTCATTCCTGTCCTCCTGCCTTCAACCCCTTCTTCCTGGCTTCACTCAGAGCAATTGCCTTCATCTGGGATGGCTTAGTGACCACTGGCCCTTTCTTTGTGCTTGAGTGCATCTCCCCCGCATAACCCTGTCGCATTCTTTTAGCGATAAACTTTTCAGCTTTCTTTGAATACTTGGCCATTAGAGTTTCCCTTTAAGTTCGTCGATTTCTTTTCGGAGCTTCTGGAGCTCGTTCAAGAGAAGAGCGGGCAATTCATGGTAGGCAATCGACTGCGGTTCCCCTTCCCGATCGTGCACTACGAGTTGTGGTGCGACTTCAAGCACTTCTTCAGCAATCAATCCCGTTTGTTGTCCCCACTCAGGGTTTGACTTGAGCGTAAATCGGACGGGACGGAGCTTATAAAGGAAGTCGCTCGCGTCTCCCATGTCTTTGATGTTTTCTTTGAACCGCCTGGAGGATACGACAGTTCCAAGTTGGTCAGACGCATTCACAAGGACGGTAGCAGAAGCGCCCACAGTTGCACCGGTGATATTGCCGATCCAACAAGAATTTGAGGCGCTTCCTCCTGCTGACCCAATCGCTATTACGTCTCCCGAAGTAGCGCCTAAGCTACCGCCGGCATTCTGACCGATGACGATATTAAAATTTCCCGTTGTCGTCGCTCCTCCGGCCAGAGATCCTATGACAACGTTTTGCGCTCCGGTTGTTATTGATGAGCCGGCGTTTTGTCCAATTAAGACGTTGCTAATACCACCGGCTCCTGTTAATGCATTTCCTGCGCTATCTCCAATTGCAATGTTATTATTTGCGGTTAAAGTACCCGAATTTCCTGACATTGCGCCACCGATAGCCACGCTGTTGCTAGCACTAAGAATATTTAGTCCAGCTGACGCGCCAATACACACATTTATAGTGCCTGTAGTGATAGCATTTCCTGCGGTTGACCCCACCGCGACGTTCGAGCCGCCCGTTGTGTTGGCGGCCAAGGCGGTTGCGCCGACAGCCGTATTGTTAGAGGCGGTCGTGTTCGCGCCTAGCGCATTTAAGCCAACGGAGACGTTATTTGCTCCGGTCGTGTTCGCATCCAAGGCTTGGCTCCCCACTGCCGTATTAGAGCCGCCTGTGTCCAGTAAAAGGGCGTTATAACCAACCGCTGTTGAGTTTGAGGCTGTGGTGTTTGTAAATAGAGCGCCTTGGCCCAATCCCGTGTTATTTGTGCCTGTGGTGTTTCCTCTGAGAGCTTGATAGCCAACAGCTGTCATCCCAGTAGGAGTGCTGGCATTTAAACCAGCTTGGTAGCCAACAGCCGTTAAACTTCCAACAGTAGTATTGGCAAGAGCTTGATATCCTACAGCAGTACATTCATTCCCAGTGCTTTGTGTATTTAATGCGGCAGCTCCAATTGCTATATTTTTTTGGCCAGTTGTAATTGAAGTGCCCGCTAAATTCCCGATAGCAACGTTTTCGGAGCCTGTCGACATTGAACTTGTTGCGTTAGCGCCAATCCCGATGTTTGATGATCCAGTAGAATTTAGGCCTGCTGGGCCAGCGGAATAACCGACATAAACGTTTCCAGTCCCTGTCGTAAGACGAACCGCTGAGCCAGCTCCTATTCCCACATTCTGGCCACCAGTGTCTCTTAAAAGAGATTGATAGCCTACGCCAGTTGAACTCCCTGCTGTCGTTATTAGATTGAGAGCTTGATAACCTACGGCTGTCGATTCAGTTCCAGAAGTGTTCGCAGCAAGAGCGGCCGAGCCTACAGCCGTCACTTCATTCGCTGTGCTATTCTGTAATGCTTGGTGGCCAACAGCAGTTGAATCAGAAGCGCCGCCTCCATTCAGAAGGCTGCTATGTCCGACGGACGTATTGCTAGACCCTCCATTGCCAAATCTCTGAGCGGCCGTTCCAATGGCTGTATTTGCAGAACCAGTAACGTTCGCACCAATGGTGTTGAATCCGACCCCAACGTTACCCGTTCCCCCATCCATGACATTGAGCGCTTGGTATCCGACAGCAACCTGACTTCCCGTTGTAGTAGTTGCCGCAAGCGCCCCCAATCCTATGCCAATGTTGTTTGAACCCGTGGTATTAGCACCCAATGCATCTAAACCAATGGCGATATTACTTGTTCCAGTCGTGTTCGCATCGAGGGCTTGGCTACCGACCGCCGTGTTCGAACCGCCCGTATCCAGAAGAAGAGCGCGATAACCAACAGCTGTCGAATCGTTGGCTGTCGTGATGGCTCCGAGAGCATCTGCGCCGACTGCCGTTGAGCGTGCGCCAGTAGTCACTACGTCCAATGCCCTGGCTCCAACTGCCGTCATGTCAGAAGCTTTAGAGAGCATTAGGGCATTATGTCCAATGGCGACGTTGCCAGAGCTTGTAACTGCGCTAGTAAGAGCGCTCGTTCCAATTGCTACGCTATCTGCGGCAGAAGTCATGGAATCAGCAGCGTTCGATCCGAGAGCAATGATGCTTGAACCGGTGAAGGTCGCATTCCCAAGCGTCTGGAAGCCGATGCCGATCGAATCGCTTCCTGTCGTGGCTTGTCCAAGCGAACCGCTGCCCACCGCAACGTTGTTGACCCCCGTAGTCAGTGCATCAGCGGCCTGATATCCGGCGGCCGTGTTGTGTATACCAGTAGCCACTGCAAGAGCCGCAGAACCAACAGCCGTTTTGAAGGGGGCTGCGCTTTGCGTCGAAACGCTGCTGTTTACAATATCGATGTTGACTGCGTTATTGTTAGCCATTTATCCTCAAACGATTGTGAAGTTTCCTACAGATTTTTCTGCGTAGTATGCCGTGTTCGCCGTGGAGCAAATAAGTGTGATGGAATCGCCTGAAGCAGTGCTTGCCACCGAGCCGCCTGCTCCAACGGTGGAAGTGAGCTGCCCAAGCTGAATGGATTGTCCTGCGCCTTGCGTGATGGTGAAAGATGTGCCGCCTTTTAAAGAAACAATGATGGTATCTCCCACGTCAGCAGTTGCTGGAAGAAGGAGTGAAAGAGTTCCAGAAGAGACGATGTAGCGGTGGTTCACTTGCAAGGTTTGGTTTGCAGTGATCGATTGTGTGACCAAAGCGCTCGATGAGATGACAGGGAGGGCGGTTGAGTTGATTTGCGGATCAAGACCGGTTGCCGTTCCTAGCAGAATCGCACCTGCATAGCTGAAGAGTCCGAAAGCGCCGCTTGAGGTGATGAAATTCCCAGATGCGTCGTTCGAGTTAATCTCTTCGGAGAGAGATCGAGCCGATCCGTTGGCGGTGAAACGGAAGGCGGCAGACAAAGAGCTGTAGCTTGAGATTCGGCTTATGAAAGACGCACCTGCATTCGAGAGCAGGATTGCATTCGAGGCGGCTGCCCCGTATGTATTGTTCGTCGATTGCACGTTGCAAGCTGCTCCGCATTCCATCGCGTTCGAGGCTCCTCCCGTGATCGCGCAGCCATCAAAGAGCGATGTTCCATTCGCTAGATTGGCTCCTTGCGTGGAACCGTCTATGATCGAGTAAAAACATCTGAGATTTGCACTTCCTGCTGCGGAAGATCCCGAAAGAGCAACCCCAGCAGAATTGCGGATACGACATACCTCGAAATCGGCGCTATAGGTTCCTGCTCCCGCACCGCCAACTGCGAAGCAAGTGCCTGAGCTGGCTGAGAAGTCGATTCCTTGGAAAGATACGCTGCCTGTGCTCGTGAGCGTATGGTTGCCAACTACGATTACCTCAAAAGCATTCGAGCCGCTTGAAGCAGCAATGAGGGATCGTCCCGATAAATTTGCGGTCAGATTCTCAGTGTAAGTGCCAGGTCGGATATAGATGGTGTCGCCAGAAGAGGAGGCAGCAAGCGCTGCCGTTATCGTCTGGAAAGAGGCGCCTCCCAAAACTGGATCAACCACGAATTGAGAGTTGCCGAAAGAATTGCTTGGGTTACTAATTGGCATGTAAGTTCCTTATTCTAAACAACGTTTAAAGCCCCAGAAAAGGCGAGTGCCTGCCACTCTAGTGAAGCCGTCGTGCAGATAAGCCAGATTGTTTGGCCCTGTCCTGTCGTTGCTACGCTGCCACCTACTCCTGCGGTCGATTGGTTTGCAAGCACTCTTTGCCGCTGGCCAGCGCCTTGCGTAATCGTCCAGGAAGTGCCCCCATTCAACATTAAAGCGACCTCATCGCCTACTGCGCTTGTAGCAGGGAGGGAGAAGGACTGAGCACCAGCCGTCACAATGTACCCGTTATTCACGACGAGAGCAGCGGATGTTGCGTTATTGTTCCATGTGAAAGTCTGCGGTGCTGCTGTGATGGTGAGAGTTGATCCAGAGCCTGCAACAAGCGTTCCTGCTGCCCCGACAATGTTAATGTTGCCTGCCGCAGGAGAGATCGCTCCACCGGAATTGCCCGTCAACGTGGAGACCCCAACGCTTCCTCCTCCGGTGGTTACCCACGTGGCTGAGATCGCCCCGAGAGAAGCTCCGATGGATGTTAGGACAAAAGAGGAGTTAGTAGAAGAGTTGATCCATAGCTGCCCTATAGGATATTCTCCGAAGGCTCCCCGCACATCTGTCGATGCTGGATCGCGCGTTGCTACAACTGGGGTGAGCCCTAGTGACCCAATTGGGATGGAACTGGCTCCAATTCCATAGAGAGAAGCTGAAGGGGATGACATAATTAAACCTCGTGCTGAACCCCATCTATATAAAAAATGTTTTGTAGTCTAGTTGATAATTAGGAATTGTTTGAGTTGCTGAATATGGGGAAAAGGTCTAAAATGTTGGGGAAAAGAAGAGAACCTTAGAGAGGAGAGAGTGAGATGGAATTTGTGGTTTTAGGAATTCCTATGCTAATTATAGCTTTTATATTTTTGTATATATGCTATAGTTAATCTTCATTGTCTTCTTCAATTATATTCTTTATCATTTCTCCAGTCTTCTTTATTATTGGTAGATTATTTTGAAGAATGGCTTCCTGAGATTTGCGGAGTAGATTCTGTAATCTGGGGCTTGTTAGCATTTTTTCGCTAAACTTCCTAAAGCCTACAACGCCTAGCACTCTAATCAACCTTCCTGGTTCTAATGTAGCAGCGCTGGCGGCAACCTCATAGGCTTCTCCCAAAGAGATAAGTTCTTCATATTCGGATGGTCTGAGAACCCTACCTATTTGCATCGATTTTTGATACATTCGATTGATTGTTTCAAAATCATCAGCCAGGTCTGGATTTAAAGAGTGTAATGCTTCTCGAATTGGGTTCTTGAATAATTGAAGTTGCTTTCTTCCTAAATTGTATCTTGAATTTATATCATGATAAAAATTCATCAGCTCATCTCCAGTAACTCCTCCTCGTTGTTGAGCCGCTCTCACTAGATCCATCGCATCATGGGTAAGCTGAGATCTTATTGCATGAGGGAGTTGCCTTCCAATAGTCCTCATTGAATTGGCGAATCTTTGTAAGGAAGAGGGAGATAGAGCTTGTTGTGCATTGGGAGAAGAGCTAAGAGTTTGATAAATATTTCCAATTCCAGCCGCCGTCTCGTGCATCCTTTCTTGAGTCCCTTCTCCTCCGTAGGCAAAGCGACCAAAAAATCTTCTTTTTCGTGCTTCAGGCATCAAAGGAGCCAATTGCTCTTCTGTCATTAAGTGTCTTCTGCCAAGTTCCAGGATTCTTTCTTGATCCTTTCCTGAAGGAACAATTCTTCTGGCAGCAGAAGGGGCGGCAAATGCAGCAAGCTCTGGTACTGCTTGTGCCAGCGCGCCTCCTCCGGCTTCTTCTACAGCTTGTGCTCCAAATCCCCCAACCAAGCTCCGTCCAATGCTACCCAAAAGAGGTGCTCCTGATAAGAGAGCTGGCATCACCATTTCTCCCGCCCTCTCTAGACCTTTCTCTGCGAATTCTCCCTGCGTTGGGATTCTTTCCTCAATAACTTCTTGCGCCTTTTTGAAAACCGGTTCAGATCCAGAACCAATCAAAAGTTTAATAGGGTCTTGCAAAAGTTCTGCAATTCTAAGAGTTCCCACAAATCCCTTCGCCAATCCTTTAATTGGAGCGGATACTAAGGACCGAAATCTAGAGATGTCTTTCTCTTGAATCTCTATTGGTCGAGCAGTTCCTTGAAATGAATTGGTAGAAGTCTTTTGAGAAATCGGGATAGATCGAGCAGTCATTTTTTCCCAAGAGGAATGTAGCCGAGTTCTCTATAAGAAGAGACTTCTTTCTTTTTCACAGCAAAAGGATTTCCATCAGGGTCCATCATCAATGTCTCCCCTGGTTCCAAGTATGTTCTAAAAATCTTGTCTCTTGATTCTTCAATTTTAGAAAGATGATGAAGAGTGTCAATTGCATTCTTTTCTATTGAATCTACTTTTGTTTTTATTTCTTTGTTTACAATTGATTCAAAACCAGACGGCAAATATCCTTGTTTTTTTAGATACAAATTCTCTAATTCTCTGGTTTTATCCACTTTAAGCTGGTTTATTTTTTCTTTCATAGACATTCCTAAAAGGATTTTCTGATTCGAAATCGGATCTTGTCCAGCCTTCATGTAGGCATCTCGAATCTGTTTTTCTAGGAATATATTTGGGCGTCCTCCCTTGATGCTAGAAAGATCCCCTAAGAAATAATTTTTAACTGCGGAATCAAGTTCTACTCCTGCGGCACTTCTAAATCCAGGAAATCCAGTTCGGTTGGCCATCCAATCTTTGGCTGCGGCCCACTTATCCGCATCTCCTAAAGCATCTTCAATCATTGCCAGAGAAAACTGTGTATTTGGGAGATCGTCGGAAATCTGTTTAATTTTGTCTAGGTATTGTGTATTTTGCTTTGCTGCGTGTTCGATGTATTCTTTTTTAGGCAGGAACTCTCTTTCTTCTCGAGCCATCTTCCTTTTTTCTGCAATCTTTCCCTTTTCTGTAGCAATTCTTGCATATTCAGGAAGACCGACAGCAGCGGCTCTTTCGGCTTCAGCAAAAGGATCTTCTTCAATTTTCGGTTGTTCTTGGAATTTAGCCTTTGTCAATTCTTGTATGTCTTCAGGATGTAAATTTGGATCCATTTGAAGAAGTTGTGCAGCTTTTAATTGCTGTACAGGGTCTTTCCCTGCAAACGGTTTCTCTGTTGGCTGCCGAATGAATTCTAGTTGACTTTTGAGTTTTTGCCGCTCAAAAGCCAATTGAGAAGCCAAATCCATTGCCTTCCCAATGCCAGCAGAAAGACCGCCTCCCAATCCTCTAGCAAGTTGCGTCCCGAAGCTCGGGACTTCTGGTAAGATTCCCCTATACGCCATTTAAATTAACCCCAGGCTCTTTAATCCCCAACCACCTCCAGCCATTCCCATCCCTTGACCAATTCCAGGAGCCATCGCTCCCAAGAACTCTTTCCAGAACGGTTTCTGCTTGGCCAAGAATTGCGTATCCATCAGATCAGTGCCAAGTAGTGTTTGACTCATGCCCATCAGATCTTTGATCGCTTGCTGTTGCATGGACATACGGTTCGATTGCAATCTTTCTGCTAGGTCTGAGGCGGCGCCTCCCATTACATTTTGGAACCCGCTAGAGCGGCGCGCCCCGCTTCCCATGCCGCTAAATCTAGATGCCCGGCTTCCTTGCATCTGTCCGAATTGGCGAAGAGCAGGAGCTTCTAATTGCTGCCAAAATTCTGGAGATCCTCCTCCAGCCATAGAAGACAGATGCTGAAGCCCGCTTTCGAGGCCAGGGGAGATTCCTCGAGACAGAAGGTTGTAGAGATCCATCTGCGCAGGGGTTTTAGTGGGACTTGTTACTTGTCTGTAGCCCGTCCCTCTCACAGATGATACGGCAGGAGTAGTCATGGTTTCCTCATAGTTTCTATTTAAACCTTCTGAAAGAATTTTTCTACTTGTATTAATGAGGATCTATTGGGCATTCTCTTTAGAACAACTAGGAGAGGAAAGGGTGCCGAAGAAAGGAAGACTATTTACGATGGAAGAAGATGAAGAGATTTTGAGGCTGTATGCAGCAGGGTACTCTTGGATATCGATTGCAAGAGTTATTTCAAGAACTCCGAAGGTTACTATGCAGAGGTGTGGGCGTATCTTGCTTAAGATAAAACAAAGAAAAGAGATTTTACAGCCATCCCTTTTCACTTCCATCCCTGCTGTCGCCCCCACACCCATTCCTGACCCAGAACTTGAAAACAGGATTTTTGCTCTTGAAGAGCAATTGAAAATTCTCTTTGATATCATCAAAGATTTTGAGAAAAAATTACAACAAAAAGAAGGAGAGACATGAAAAGTACAACAGATTATCAAATCTTTAAAAAGATTGCTTGCAACAGGAAAATTGATGATCCTAATTTACAAAGGATTGTAAAATCCATTAAATCAAATAACTTACTTAAATATCGACCCATTTTAATTGATCGGGAAATGGGAGTAATCGATGGACAGCATAGATTGGAGGCTGCCAAGGTTCTAAACCTTCCGATCTTCTATGAGTTCGCTGATGACGTCTCTGTAGATGATCTTTGCCGATTGAACGACAATCAGGCTCGCTGGAACCTGGAAGATTGGTTGCATTTCTATAAGGAGAGGGGGGTGGATGACTACAGAATGTTGGATGATTTTTGCAGGAAAAATTCTCTGAGTCTCAAGGCAGCGATGGGCTATCTGACTTCATCGTTGCAACGATCAAAATCCTCACCCTTTAAATCAGGAAAATTTAAGTTCCCAGACCAAGAAAAGATGGAGAAAATAAATATTTTGTTAGAAAATAGTAAGGAATTAAAAGAATATGTGAAAGAAAAAACAATTGGGTTTAAAGCATATTTAAATTCAGCAAACTTTAATGTTGCTTTCTCGCAATTCTTTTCCTTATCAATAGTGGACTTCAAGTTATTTATGAAAAATCTTGAATTACGAATTGACTTATGGGGAGCCAGAACGAGAATGTGTGCATATATATATATGTTTAAGATTATTTATAATTTTAGGAATAGGAACCCAATAGAAATTAATGAATCCGAAGATTTAGCAAAACTTAATTAGGCCATCCATTCGAGTGCCACTGTTCCAGAGGCAATGGAAGGAGGTGTCCCTCCTCCCGCTGTTATCACAATGTTGGTGCTATTCACCAAAATTGAGACCTGGTTGGTTGCGCTCGCGACATCGACGTAAGGCAGCGGATACCACGTTCCTCCGCTGTCTCGGAAAGTCCCCCAAATTCGAGTAAATCCAAAGATCTTGTTTAAGTTGATACCGTGAGGATAAGAGCCGGCTCCTGTGATAACATACACCTGCCTCAAGGTTTGTCTCTTCAAATTTGGTTGAAGGAACCAAGACTCTCCTGTCACTGAAGAGGAGCCGGAGGCGAAGATACCTATGACTCTAGCGTTTACTGCGTTCGACACATCGACATAGGTCTTATCTAGTTCCACCGACAGAGGCTGAGATTCGGTTGGGAAATTTCTGGAAGTTCTTAGATAGGGAGATGGGTTGATTGTCAAGCCAGCACCTGAGATGGGGAAACATCAAGAATGAAGGAATGCAACTCTATTTCTTTGAATTGATAGAGGAAGGAACTGTTCAGCAGTTGGGCGTCAGAGAGGGTAAATCCAATTTGCACGGTATCCCCTATCAAAGAAGTGTTCATCCGGTGCCAAATCTGGGCTTGAGAAGAAGCGTCTGGGGTTAACAGATTTTTCCTGAACTGCTGCTCTACGGCTACTGTACTCCCAAGTTCTGGAGAGGTGGGGAGAACCGTGGAGTAAATAATTGCTCCGTTTTCTTGAGGGAGATTGTAGGAAGAAGCTCCATTCTGGCTTAAGAAGATAAGAAGGGTTATCTGCCCAGTATCTGTTGTTGTGAACAAATATTGCTGCGGTCCTATGCGCGTCTTTCTTCCCATCTCCCAGGCCACTGGGAATTGCTTGGTTTGGATCATGGGAACGTATATTCTTGTGAACACCCCATCTCCAATATAGGAGTCTGCTGGTATGGGTGTGGCCAAGGAAATTTGGAAGGTGTCGGTGGTTAAGAATTTGATCTGGAAGATCTTTCCGTTTAGGAAGGTAGCGGCCGCCGTTCCTATCACCCCAGAAATAACGATATAATCCCCAGTGTCCAGACAGTGATTTGGAGAGGTAATGGTGGTTCCTAAGATGTCGGAGATATAATTAGATGGATCTTCTCCGGTACCTTGATCCCGGATCATGATGAACCCTTGAGATGTTCCAGCGATCACCTTGGGATTGAGAACGGTCTGTGACCCAGAATCCCAGGGATCGTTCCATTCATCCCATGTGAGGTAAGTGATGTCTTGCCACAAGAGTCCATTAGCCTGCCGGAACAGCCCATAGGATGTGTAGGCTTCGTGGAAGATGGCCCAAGAATGATTTCGATAATTAAAGAACAGGGTTTGGGTGGGGAAAAAATGCACGGTCTCATTCGGAAGATAAGAGAAGAACACCCATTCGTTGAGAAAATCCCGTTGGGCGCAAACGCGTTCCCTGCCACGGTTGGAGAGCCCAAATTGAAAGATTTCATCTGGGATCTCTAAGTCCATCCTTTCGGAAGAAACTTGTGTAGTAAGAGTGAGCCCCCGACTGCCAATATCCAGAACCCCACGATCCATATTGATTGCCGAAAAAGTGCTCTGCGATCCGTATTCCGAATTGATCACAAAAAAGTTGAAGGGGATGATATCGTTTCCGGTATAGACGAACCGGGCCTTCTTTCTGGCAAATCCCATGATCAGCACATCCTCATTGGAGGAGACTGTGACTATAGGTTCAGAGAACCCCGCCTGAATGAACCCTCCGAATCCGGGAAGGTCTTCCCAAAAAGTGGATGGTTGGGATGTCTGGTCTGACGGCACTAAAATAGGGGTGGTGGTGGCTGTGGCCAAGACCGAGGCCGATGGGTTCACTGTGGTGTAGGGAAAATTTCCTGTGTAATAGGGAGTCCCGTTTTGGGAATAGATCACTGTGTCCTGCAAATATTTCTGAGAACCCTGCACTGAGGTCTGGACAATAGGTCCAATGAACAGGAGGCGATCCTTGAAGGGAACAATCATCTTCGCCCCAATAAGGTAGTACTGAGCTGCAGGCAGATTTGCGATTGGGAAAATGGTGTTGGGCCCTGAGACGAGAGGGGGGCAGAAATTGACCCATCCAGCGCTTGTCATGAAGGCGGGGGTTGTAGAGGAGTCGACTGGCTGTCCATCATAGAAGCGGAGGCAGTCTCTGGTTGTGGTAGGGGTAGTGCTGGCGACGTCAGGCTGGCACATCGTCGTGAGAGCCTGCACGATTCCGTTAGACCCAGGTCCTCCAGAAATTGTAGCTGAGGGGAATCTCGCTCGAAAAGTGGTGGCTCCTGGGGCCGGAGGGGAGATCACAAATCCTGTCTGGAAGTTAAGGCCGTTCACTCCTGTGAATTCGTTTGCGAAGACGAAATCCCCTACCACGAAGGGATGATTGGTGGTGGTGGTGAAATCGACGTCCGTTGCGCTAACCACAACCGCCCCATTCACGCCTACCGCTTTGTACTGCATCCCGATATTCGTCGTGCTGAAAGGAACTTCTGTGCCATTGGTTGCCCACAACGCACCCTCGTAATTTGTTGTCCAAAACTGCTGGTAGTCCTGTCCATTCCAGAAGGTGGGAGTCCATGTAGTTTTCTGGGTATACCCTGTAAAAGATCCAGAAGGAGGGTTCTTGTAAAAAGAGACGTTATGGATGGTAAAAGGAGAGGAGGTCTGGGTGTTGTAAGAGAACCTTTTATTGAAGTCGATGGTGCCTGGGAAGGTAAGAGAGGGAAGTTCTAAGTCTTCAAGCCCAAGAATGGCAAGATTTGGATAAAACCTGAAGATCGCTGTAGCGCTGTTCCCTGCTTCCGCAGCGATAGTGATGCGCCCGTCGGTGTAACGGATGGTTCCTGGATTCGGGCCAGAGAGCGTCCCGTTCATGGAAGGATCGGTGTATACGTTTGCTCCGATGGTAACTGTAACGCTTCCAGGCACAACTGATGATCCAGCAGGGATAGACGGACTCGAGAACGAAGTGGTGAGGGTCATTTGCCCAGAGCCATTGAGAGTAGCAGAGGATGCTCCAGGAGGAGCGTTGAAGGAAGGAATGGTGGAAGAGAAGTAATTGGTTAACCTCCCTAGCCTTCTGGTCCCTCTCTTTCTTTTGATCCTATCTCTCCATTGATAGGCGTTCTTAAGCACTGGGAAAGAGTCGTTATCGATATTGAATGGGAGCACATCATTCCGCAGACCTTTAGTGATTGGCCCGACCAGGATTTTTTGCCCCATTATTAAACCTGCAAAACAATTACTGTGAATTCAACTTGTGATGATGTATTAGTATGGAATAATCTAAAGCTGGAAGTTCCGTTCCTAGCATAATTTATAAATTGGCCACTCTGGGTATTTGCGGCCATTGCAATTATTCCATAACTGTCAGAAGGCAGTGCTGGGCTAAAATTAACTGTATAAGTTCCTGTTGCCCATGTATATCCACTGATCCCATATGCTTGAATAATCCCTCCGGATGCATTCATCGCACCCCAAGCCTTGACAAAGGAAAGGGGAAAGGTGCTCTGGGAGTTCTGGAAGAAGAGGTTGGCTCTCGCCGATCCGTTATTCGCCGCATAAAGCGCCCCAGCTTGAGCCGTAGGAGTCGTTGGCGTTAGGAAGGAAGGGTCGGAAGGGATGGAAATGTATTTATGCTGCCCAGCGTTCACATTGCTGAATCCAAGCATGTCTACATTAACGATGTCGTCCGTAGAATTGGTGTTCAGCAGCATATCGTTTCTCTGCTGGGCCGGTGTCTGATTACCGATGGGACGGTCTCTGGTATAAGGAAGAGAAGGCATTAGGTAGCGGCTCCTTGTCCTATGTTGTTATAATTGCTTTGTCCCTGGAGATCGCTGAAAATGGTCCCAGTTCTCGAGGCAGTGAACTGCCTTTGGGATCTCTTCCAGACCAACAGCTCCTGCTCTTTGAACAGGGGTTCATAGAACGCGAACTGCTCAACATCTCCCGTGTCTGCTAAGATTTTGCGGGCTGCTCCTCTAGCGATGTATTCCGACATATAGGCGAAGGGAATGGAGTCTGCGGTGCTCAAAAAGGAGGCTGGGGAAATATAGGCGTCCATCTCTACGACATACGGGATATCTGGGGGTGGTAGCACTTTGATCGTGTTGTTGTGGAATAGAATGGCTCGAGGAAGCCCTTGGGCGAAGAAATAGCATTGCGTCTGGATTTGTCCCCCAGAGATTACAGCACTCGGGAAGGTCACGCTGGCCACCCCAGTGGAATAGTTGATCGTGCCCGCTGCTGAGATTGTAGTGGTTCCTGGTGCCACCGTTTGCAAGAACCCAATTTGGGCATTCGTAGAGGAAAACTGTCCGCTGTCCGTCACGACCATTGTTTGATTAGCAGTGTTTGCGGCGGTTATAAAGACCCCTGGATACAGCGAAGTCAGCGGAACAGAAGAATCGACGATAGCGGGATCGTTGAGCGACGCCCCGATGATTGGATCTAGAGCAGAGTTTGAGCGGATAATCCCCGTGATGTCTACATGGCCTGGGATAGCTGGAGAAAAGGGGAGGTTGAGCGTAAAAGCAGTTTGCGTCCCATTCCCTGTTCCCGCTGGGTTGAGAGTTTGGAGATACCAGGGCCATAACTTAAAGAATGGATCTCTTTGTGTATAGAAAGGAACCTGAATCCCGTTGACATAGCAGGGCATCATGAATCCCTGATAGACGGGATAGTAAGAGATCGTTTGGTTAGGCTCTTGGGATGCTGGAAAAGGAGGAATGGAGTAAAGGGGGGTATTGTAATCGCAGACGCCTGGGCGCGTGGTAAAGGTGTATTTAGTCTGGAGATCGAAAAGCTGAACCCTGGCGTCCACATCCATGATGTAGAATCTATTTATATAATCAATTATTAGAGCATCTGTTATGCTATCATTATTAGGAGACTTTATGATTCTTCTAATATAAGTGATTATATCTTGTAATAGATTCATCTATTAGCCCACTTTTCTTGCAAAGGAAACTGAAGTCTCATTTTCAACTCTGCGAGCAGAAAGACGAGGCCTTCTGGATTCTACGACCATTGCTCCATAATAAGAGATGCTCCCTTGAGGTGTGGTCGGAACATCCTCCATCACAAACCGGGTGTAGCATTTGCGAGCAATCTGATCGACGAGATGGCGAGGACCCCAGACTGGTTTGTTTACTGGGACATCCCATTCTTCTGCTGGAATCCCAGCATAAGGTTTTGTCCAAGCTGGGATAGATTCGCCGATGACCTCATGGTTCTCGGCAATGAATTTTACATACTCTTTTCGGTATTCGTATTCCTTGCGGAACTTCTCATTAAACTCTTCCGCCTTCCCTGTTTTAGGATTAGCGGAAGGGAAAATCGTTCTTTTAGGCTTAAGATAAATCTCCTTCGTCTCCCTGATTTCCTTATTGGAGAGTTTGGTCTGTGGTTCTGGGGTTTCTAGAGGTGCTTTAGACGTCTCGTCCATGCTGATGGATTTGATCTGCTCGGAGAACTGATCGATCTGCTCCTTCGCCTTTTCGATCTCTTCTGCTGAGTTACTTAGCTTCGGTCTTGCCATGATTTACCTATTGTGGTGAAATGTTTTGAAAACTGCCTGAGATGGTTGTCTGGAGGGAAACTCTTCCAGAGGAGTTTGGGAGGGCTCCGTTGATGTCGCCAATCGCTACGATTTGAGGTCGGGTGGGGCCGAAAGAGGGCGAAGGGTTGAAGGCGGTGAAGAAACGAGAATCGATGTTTAGCGTTACTTGAGTGGTGGACGGGACTGAAGTAACGTAAGCAGAAAGCTCATTCATCTCCCTAGTGCGGTAGGTGGGAGGGATGAGCGTTCGGACTTGTTGTCCAATAACATAATTATGAGGTGAGGAGGTTGTGATGGTGGTAGATATTCCTTGAGTAATGGAGGAGATGACAAATCGAGAAGGCCGAAAATAGTTTGAATGGATAGGAGGGTTCGTATAGGGTGGAGTTGGGCCTGGGAAAGTCATCGTTATCAATAATTTTCTTTCATTTAACAGAAAGTGAATTGTTTTGATATATTCTATTCTCTTAAGGAAGTGACATGGAAAAGTTTAAAACCATAGTTCTTTGAAGGAGAGAGCGATGACAAATGACGATGTACAAGACGCTTTCGATAAAATATACAAGGCTTTCTATGACAACAGTTTAGATCCCTCTGTTAAGACTTCTCTTCTAGGAACTTTACTAGCTGCAGAGATCCTTCGATGTGACCCAATAGAGGCGTCGTATCTCTGGGGTTCCTTCTGCGGTTCTTATGCGCAAACCTTGAAAGACATAACTAATCTTCCGGCAGTAAATCTCAGAGTGTTTGGGAGAAAAGGGCAGCAGGAAGGCCCACTGCCCAACTTACTTACGGACTAGCAAAATCTGAGAGGATGGCCTCCCAGTAAATCACATCGTTGTTGGCTCCAACGAGGGAAGAGGAGGCAAACCCTGTGGCTGCTCCTGCTCCAATCAAGAAACCTTGACGAGTGTTATTTACGAATGATCCAGAGATCGCCGGGCCATTGATTGTGCTTGCCCCGCTCACGACTGGAGATGGATAGAGAGCGCCGCCTGAGTAAGCGACTCCTCCACTATTGATATCCCCAATAGGAATCACTTGCGGGAACGAGAGACCCGGCGTCTGGGCAACCGTTGGGTTGCTGGCAAAGGCCGTGAAGCTCGAAGAAACCGCATTGCACACGAACTGAGTGCTGCTCGCAACCGATGTGACCAAATAGTATATAGGCGATCCAGGAATCGAACTGTTCGGAAGGGTGTTCAACTGTGTTGTTCCCCAAACCGACGGGATTCTGAATGCCACCTCTTGCCCAACCACAAGGTTATGCGGCAACGTAGTAGTCACGGTGGTTGTGGTTCCAAGGGTAATTGCACTGATGGTAGACCACCCAGGAGCATAGAGGAAGGGGAAGAGAACCTTCATCACATATGCACCCGCTGGCGATCCAGACAGAGCAGTGTAATTCGATTGGTTGGTGTTCCAAGGGATCGTAAAAGTTGTGGCACCTGTAACCGTTACGACGAATGGAATACCAGAGATTTGCGGCATCCCTGTCGTAGAGGTTTGATACAGGCCCTCAAGCAATACGATGTCCCCCGTGGAATACCCGTGAGCAGAAGCAGTGGTCACAACGGCAGGGCTTGCCTTTGTGATGCTGGCAATCTGAATCTGGGCACCGAACTGGAACATAAGCCCTGCGCTAAACGTACTAATACCGTTAGAGGCAACGATAGAAGTCGTCAAGACAGGAGTGGCGTTGAAAATGTCAACCGCTGCAAACCCTTGGCCCATTCCGGAATCCCAATAAGCATGGGGAATCCCGTTGGTCGCTGGAGTTGTGGACGATGTATAGTTGACAAATCGAACGTGGTCGGGCTGGAAGGGCAAATAAATAACCTTCGCAGAACCCGTAGAAGTAAAACTTCCTTTTGCCATTCTAGAATATTCAGCCATAGTTCACCTTACACATATTGTTGGTTGCCTGCGCGAGTGCACAGAAGGTTTCTAATAGCTGTATCTTGCGTCAAGGCTTGCGACTGAGCGAACTTAACCGCTAGAGTAGCATTTTGAGCAAGCATCCCAGAATAATATGGATCTCGATAAATGAGATTCATAGAATACCCGTCCTGGTTAATATGCGTAATTGCTTGTTTACCGAGGACTATGTTGTTATACACATCCCTGGAGTTAGCAGACGCATTACGAGCAACGGGGGCTTCCGAACTTGTTAGAATCCGGATGTTGTACACCGATCCATACTCACTGGAGAGCGCAGAAGCATTAGTTGGGTAATTCCACTGCGATAAGAATCCAGAGCCCGTCAAGGCATCGAAATCCGGTTGGAGTTCGGTGCTGGACAGCATGAAATAGGAGGCGCGAACTGGACCTGTGCCAAAGCGATCCATCCCTTCAACGCCAGACACGAATTTGTAGGCATTATTGGTGTCGAGCGTGGCGGCTACTAGGCTAAAATCTGAAACCCCGAGGTTAGTCGGATTGTCTCCATTGCTGCCACCACCTGCATTGATCTCGGACGCTGCCGAGACAATGAAGTCGCGGAGGATCAAATCCTCAGCCTGTCTCATAGCGACTGCAAGTCGCTCAGAAACCCAAGCCAAGACTCCCTCTTGATCCTGGAGAATGACTTGTTCATTGATAATGCACCCAGTTCCGAAGAACGCCATTTGCGCGTCAATAATGTCGCGCTGCGGCACTTGGGCAGGAGGATCAATCCCGCTATTGCCCAACTGTACAGTGGGCGGCGTTAGGGCGCGGGGCCGCATAAAGCGACAGGTCGTGCCCCCATTCGTTGGCATCGCGACCTTGTCGCACACCAAGATGTAGTTCATATTGGGCGTCGGGACGTAGAGCATTGCAGGAGCGAGGCTCTGCAAGATCATAGGCCCGAGATTGCCCGTGGTTGTAATTGACATCGGTTCAAAACCTTTGTTAGTTGAACTCAAGTTTTGACCTTGGCGAGAGGACCTTACGCCATGCCTGGCGAGGGCAATACGCCTTCCCCTTGACGCCGGGGAGCGAAACTTTCATTTACAAAAAAGGAGGTATTTTGTAAAATATAAGTATTTAAATTTGGAATAAATATGAAGCGGACACAACCAATTATATTTCTCTATTTAAGAAAAGATACTAGAGACGAAGACGCCCCTTCAATTCCTGCAATTTGAGATATGCACTCTTCTGTCCAGATTCACTAAAATCTCCGCCTCCGCTATAAGCTGGAGAGGGTAGTCCAGTGGATTGGTAGTATGGACTCTTCTTGTTCTCTTCTATTTTTTTCTGTACTGAGCGCTCTTCTTCTTTTTTATTCAAACCGAGGGCTTTAATGTTCTGGTACAGCAGCTTTTGCCGGGCGAATCCGTCTGGAAGCTCCAGCATTTGCTCAGCCATGTCTGGGTATTTGTCAGCGAACTTCTGAATGAGGTCTGGGTTCAGAATTTGGGAGAAGTCAGGATTGTTCTTGAGGAAGGCGTTCTTTCGCTCTTGATCCAGGAGTTGCTTTGCCTTTTGTTCTGCGGCGGCCTCGAACTGCTGCTGCATCTTCTGCTCGAACTTGCTTAACTTCTTGTTGAGGTGGCGTTCATCGACATAGGGCTCGTCATATTTCTCATCCTCATCAGGAGCAACCTTGGATTGCTGCATGGAGCGTTCGAGTTCTGCTACCCTTTGAATTAATTTCTCCTTCTCCTCTCGTTCAGAGCTCAACTGCTTCCTGATCTGTTCAAAGTTAAATTCCCTATCAGTTTTTTGATTCTCCACAGGCTTTTGTTCTTGTTTTTCTTCTTCCGGCATAATACCTTTGGTTTTAGGGTTTCAGCCCTATAAATATAGGGTTTTTCTTAAACTTCAAACCAAAATGAGGATTTTCTGTGAAAATCAACAAAAAAATGAAACTTTTCTTGGATTTAACTCTTGATTCTTCAGAGGCTATCATGTTTAGCAAAGGGGGAAGACATATAGTTAACTTAGAAAATTTCTTAGATATTCAGTGGGAATCATTAAATGAAGTAGCAATTTCCGTTCAAATTGAAAAGGAAGAAATGGAAAGATATAATTTTGTAAAAGGACAATCCTCTAAAAAAGAAGAAACAAATGAAACTAAATAAGCTGGAAACGCATGATAGGTATCAATTTTTCACGAAACAATCGTTCGATATCGGGGAATGCTGTCAGTCTTTGATCAACCAACGCCCGTTTGGGGATCATCCATTCTATATCTTCGCCCACGCCAGGACAGACGACGATGGAGTTACCAAGCGGCTGATCTGGCAACCTAGACTGACTAAACCGAAGGCTCAGACCAACTCTCTCCTCTTCAAGGGATACCCAGGCACCGATATAGTAAAAATCATTTGGATGATCCCGCCCAGAGAGCTATGGGAGCAATTTGAGAGGGGAAAATTGTGTGAAAATCATGTGATTATGGAAAGTATAGAGTCGTTCAGGAATAATAGGGAGGCTCTGGAGGCAAAGGAAGAGGACGACCTTCCCGATTCCAGCATAGATGCGATTTACAAGAGCATATCAATGGGAGCGAAGAATGCGAGACAGGCTTGAGGATCTGGGGAGGATACGGGAGAAGTTGGATCAGCTTTTAGGTTGTGAGATTTTTGAAGACATCAGAAGAGCGAGACATCTCTTAGAGAATTGGCAAGAAATGAACCAAGATCAAAAGACAAACTTTGTGGAACGTCTACTGTATGGAAGAGAACACATCAAGGAAAGCCTTTGGGATATCTTCGCAATAGCCAAAGGGGATGAGGATGAGGGTGATTAACGCGTTCTTATGCTTCCTCTCCTTCTTGTTGGGGATAGCATGCATGGGATTGTGTCAGTCCTTAAAAAAGAAGGAAGAAGATGATCATTGATTGTGTTTCAGATTTGCATGGGTATGAACCTGTCTTGGAGGGGGGAGATCTCTTGATCGTGGCGGGAGATTTGACTAGGTTCCCGAACAAGGACGAAATGAATAAGTTCACCAAATGGTTGTTTGCTCAAAAGTACGAGAAAATCGTATTCATTGCGGGGAACCATGACCGCATGATCCAGGAAGAGAACTGGAAAAAAGGGGCCACTGGGTTGAAGGAAATCTACTTGGAAGATTCTGGGACGGAGTTCAAGGGATATAAGATCTGGGGTTCTCCCTGGGTAAAGAAATTTAGGGGCATGAACCCATTATGCTCCGCTTTCGCAACAGACTGGGAAGAAGAGCTGGAAGATCATTGGAAGCTTATCCCTAAGGACACCGACATCCTTATTACCCATTCCCCTCCCAAAGGGGTTCTCGATCTTTCTGGATATGGACAGAATTGTGGAAGCGATTCTCTTTACGAGCGAGTATATCAAATCGTTCCTCTCGTTCATGTGTTTGGACACGTCCACGAGGCTGCTGGGACGTCTCCATCTATCGACAAATGGGATAAGAACCACACCCTTTTTGTGAATTGTTCAATTTGCGACAGGGATTACAAGGACGTGCATCGCCCGGTGCGAATTATTCTTTAAGCCAACGATTTAGGAGGCTCAAAACATTTGGATTTTGAGGGGACGGAAGATGAAGAGGAACCCCTCACCCTCCCTATCTTGGCTCTGAACCCTGTACCGTAAAAATCTCCAGCCGCTGTCGATCTCCCTGTGGTCGCCTCTCCCTTTGTTGGGGCAGCGAAGGTGCGAGAACTCTTTCTTGTCTTAGGAGCTATCGGGTTCTTAAACATATCCATCCATAGTTAAAAACGCATTTGGTCCGGGATAACCTTGGTGCAGGATCAATGCGGAAACTCCTGTTCAGACGACCGGATTACCGATCCACAAAGCCCGCTGAAATCTAATGGCGCTCGCCTTCAGGTTGTTTATAAGATCGGATCTTCCCAATCTGTTTGCGCTGCGCTTCCGAGATTTTTTCTTCCGTGTCTTGATATTGCATCACACTCCCAGCGCCTTCGACATCCGATACAGATTTCGACTTTGCGCCTTCGGGGAACACAGAAGCCTTTGAGTGGCCTCCAGCCCAAAATGAGTGATCACTAATTTTACGTCCAGCCATATTCTCTCCTTGAGGATCTTCTTTCAGATACCATTTTCCTATTTTCGAGAAAATAAAAAATAATATGGATGTGATGATACTTAAAACTCTTAATTGGTTAGTTCCTCTTCTGGCTCCTTGGCGTATAAACATTCCCCCTCTGGACACTCGCACCTCTCAGCGCAACATTCGAACTCAGGATCTCCTGGCTTGATATACATGTAATCCCAGTCGGCGCAATAATGGGGACAAGTTAATCGTCGTTGAGTCACCGCAATAGTCCAACCACAAACTTCACTCTAAAGAAGAACTCAACACAAGCAACGCACAAAAATGCGACCACCCCGATTTTTTTCATTTGTTGCCTGCTTGGGAAGCTCGATTAAGTGCTTCTTGGGCAGCTTCTATTTGAGCCATATTGTCGTAATGCGCATCCTGAGCATTCCGCAGAGCATCCCCAACAGCGACCCCAGCCATCCCTCCTAGCCCAGATTGCAGCATCCCGATTACCCCATCCGTCACCACCTCTTGAGTTGTGTGTTGATAGGCAGCGGTTATCGTCTGCGGGTTGACTGCCTGTTGTACCCCATTTTGCAGCACATTGACAGCGGCTTCGGAGACGCGAGCAACAGCATCGGCCCAAGCTCCTGCTCCTCCACCATCTCCATAACCATAAAAATCAGGAGCTGCGGCATAATCCATCGCACCCCAGTTGATGTTGTAACCCCCGAAATCTCCCATTCCACCATAATCAAACGCTTGAACTGCTGGTAGTTGTAAGAAAATCATGTGTCTCCCCTCTTTTTCTCTTCAATTGTGCAAAGCCTTCCGTGGAAATCTTTTAATTCGTCTTTGATCGCCACAATCAGATTGATGATGTCTCTGCGATCGGAGTTAGCTTCCGCCCTCATCCAGAAAAAAACCGGAAGATATAGAGCAGCATTCCCTACAATAATCCCCAAAATAGTGGTCCACTCCATTTCCTATCTCTTTTTTCTTAAAACCATTGATTGCTTTTCCTATCCTATCCTGTCCCTTCCCATCCTCGCCTTAACGATACTCTATCTTTCTTAAAACCATTGATTGCTTTTCCTCTCCGATCCGAGCCTGTCCTTTCCTCACCATTCCATTCCGGTCCTAGCCTGTCCTGACTTCAGCCATGCCGTATCTTTCTTAAAACCATTGAATTCCATTCCATTCCTGGCCTAACCCTTCCTCTCCAACCCTTTCCTATCTTCCTTAAAACCATTGATTGCCATTCCTCTCCGAACCTTTCCGCTCCAAGCCTTTCCTATCCCTTCCAAACGTCGCCCATCCTGATCTCTAACAAATCTGAAACGAAAGCACCTGAAAGCGTCCGAACCCAATGGCCCTCCCACACCCTGTCCCAGCCATGAGTCCAGCATCCTTCACTAACTGTTCCATCTGGGAGGCAGACAATATCGAATCCTCCCACGATATGAAGAAGAAGGCCTTCCAACCTGGGGGACAAGCCACGCGGTAACGCAGGTTTCTCCCCTTCGTCATTGGGTTGACCACGGAACGCACATCCAAATAGACGCGCTGTGTGGAATCCCTCGATATTTCGTTAGGCAGAGGGACTATGCGATCATCTAGGTAAATATTGTCTGGACTCACTTCAAGGGTTGCTCCCACATGCTTAACGATATTGCCTCGCCCTATCTTGGTATACTTCCCCGCCTCTTTGATGGAGGCAAAGAAATAGGAGGAGGGAAGGTAGATTTTGCGATCCCCATCCATGATGATAGTGTTTTGCCACTCATCGGGGCTGTTTCCCGCCGACCCGCTTTTAGACTTCTTCTTATCCAGCGCCTCTTCCTTGAACGCATGGATTAAGAGAGGTTTAATCCCTTCTACTGAAACTTTTGCTTGCTTCTTCACAAATTCTCCTTCCCAATTGCGAAATCAGTAATTTTACCATCCTTCCCAAAAAGTTTCAAGCCCAACCATTTCCTAAACCCACGAGTTCTGCAATCGCACCAGAACTTACCTTCCCAATGCCCGCAAGAAGGAGGGCCCTTCTTTTCAAACCTCTTCTTAGAGATCTTCACTCGTCCTGCACCTTACCCCTTTCTCTCGCAGCTGCCTCCCTCTTTCGATTAGCGAAGGTACGATTGCCACCACACCAAGAGCATTGATTCCCTGGATCTCTGGAAACGCAGCATCTTGGCCTTTGTAAAATCTTAGGGTTTCTGAATTCCTTCCCATACTTAATCGCTTTATCCAAACTCATAAGAGACTCGCTTGCTGAGTGAGGTTGTCTTCGATGCTGGAGCGGTCGTAATACAGAACCAGACTGGTGTTGCTGTGCCCGCTCACCTTGATGATCTGATCCGAATGATATCCCATTTTCATGAATAGAGTGATGGCGGAGGCGCGCAGCATGTGCGGATGAACCCGGACCGCAAGTCCCGCCCTCACCGAGGCCGCACTGAATGAACGATGGAGATGCGGTTGGGTCACTGGATGCCCAGTTCTCGTCACAAAGATGACTCCCTCCTTTCTCTCCCCTATATAATCCTTCAGTTCTTTCATAAACTCATGATTATAGGTAATCACTGTCTTTTTCTCAAAGACATTGGATTTCAATTGTTTATATTCAATCCTACTATTTTCCCAATCAATGGATGGGATCTCGCAGAGCAAAACTTCCGAACATCTTTTAGCCCCTTGGAAGATTGCTTTAGCGATTAGATAATCTCTATGGGAAATCTCCTTGAGGGCCTTGGAGAACTTTCCCCAATCTTCGTGGCTGAACGCTTTGGTGCTTCCCTTATCCCGGATTCTCTTGAAGGTTCCATTCGCCCCCTTCCTAGGCTTTGCAGGGCGGATAATGCCCCCCGTGGCCCGATCCATATACTTGGTGAATGCGATAAAGGCTGAGCATCTGGACTGCCTAGTGGACAGAGAACCATTCAGGTAGGTTTCTATGCAGTCTAGGAGGTTCTCAAGGTTGCTGAGAGCTAATGCTTGGAGGGAAGAATTCCTGGAGAATATTCCGCGCTGTTCCCAGATCTCAAAAATACTGTTGAATGCAGCTTTGTAAGAGCGTTGGGTAGGCGCGCTAAGTGTGCTTAAGAAGGAAGAAACGGAATCCGAAACAGTACAGTTGGCTAATTGCTCCCATACAGCATTGGTCTGGGAGGTGGTGGCGACGATCATTTGGTTAAGCATAGGCTCTCCTTGTTATGCGCCATAGCTTACCATAACATAGATTAAATCCCTTTCTCTTTTCTGTGCTGGATGCACTCATCTACAATTTTCCTATGGCAAGGTTCGCATAGATGCAGAGCATACGGGTTTTCCCGATCCCCAATCCAGGCGATAGGCGCCCATCGCATCTCTCGTATCTTTTCATCCGAGCAACTCCCTTATCAGTAATCTTAGGTGGTAGAGATCCCTTTCCGTCACCGTCCCATCTTGCCAATAGGAGGGCAATTCTTCAAATCTCTGAATTTCTGCGTCCAGTTGTCGTTTAGCCCCTTCTTTTCTTATTTTTGAAGTATCTAAACGATCTAAAATTGAGAATTCATCGTATTCATCCCCATTCTGTTCTGTCAAATTATTTGAATCCATGCTACTCCTTGGTATATGGATCAATTTATCCCCCCTTTCTCTCCAAAGCAACTAGAATTTATCATGAATGCCAATGCAAAGTTCAATTTGGCACACGGTTCAATCCGATCTGGGAAGACAGTATGCACTCTTTTCAGATTTCTCCGAGCGATTTACGAATGTCCAGGCGATTCCATCTGCTTGGTCGGGTATTCCCTCGGAACCATCTATAAAAACATTATACTGTTGCTCTTCAACTCCACAGAACTCTCTCTGTTCCGTCCCTTTTGCTCCTGGTCCGCTGGGAACCACTGCCTAACGTTTGGACAGAAGAGTGTATTCTGTATAGGAGCAGGAGACGAAGGAGCTCTTGGCCTCATTCAGGGGCTTACCATCGATCTTTGCTACTGCGACGAGATGACTCTTTACCCAGATAACGTCATCGATATGTTGAAAACCCGTTTAAGCCGACAGCATTCCCAACTCTTTGCCTCTATGAACCCAAAGCACCCAGGCCACAAGCTCAAGAAGTGGGTGGATTGGGCTGAGGAGGGGGACCCCAATTATTATGCTTTGCACTTTACCTTGGACGATAACCCGTATGTCGATCAATCCTATAAGGAAGACCTTCGGAAGTCGTTATCCGGACTCTTCTATAAACGGAATTACCTTGGACTCTGGGTACTCGCGGACGGGGCGGTGTACGACTTCTTCGACCGAGATATCCACGTGGTCAAGAAGCCGCCTGCTGCCGCTGAGTACTGGATAGCTTCCATTGATTATGGAGCGGTCAATCCGTTCTGCTGCCTTCTCCTGGGGGTGTCCACAGGAAGATATACGCAGTCGGGTCATAAGATTTGGGTGGAAAAAGAATATTACTACGACCCAAAGATCGAGGGCAAACAAAAAACCAATTTTGAATTTGCCGAAGATATTCAAAAATTTCTTGCTCCCTATTACATCCGAGGGATATACATCGATCCTAGCGCTGCTGCCTTCAAAGAAGAACTAAGGAGGAAGAAAATGCAAGTGATCGATGCCAATAATGAAGTTGAGTACGGAATCCAAAAAGTAAGTACTGAACTCATGTCCGGGAATCTTACCATACTCCAAGATTGTATCAATCTTTGCAGGGAAATCGAAGGGTATGTGTGGGATACGAAAAAGTCAGATCGCGGCAACGAAGAACCGGTGAAGAGAAACGACCATGCCTGCGTCACATCTGAGACAAAAATCCGATTGCTCACCAAGGATGTACCCATCCGAGAACTGACCACCTACTACCATGAGATGCGGATTCAGAACTTCAACCCGAGAACCGAGCAGATCGAGGAGGATCTGGTGCTGAACGTCGAACTCACGCGTCCTTCTTCCGAGCTTCTGGAATTATCTCTCATGGATGGAAGAATCCTGCGCGCCACCCCAGACCACTTCATCCTCACCGAGCGGGGGTGGGTACCTATGAATGGGATACTCGTCACTGACAAGGTGCTCACTTGCATCTATGCTCCCTCGGGACCCAAGCAGACGGAGATCCAAGGTACGGAATTCATCTCTGTCCGAAGGATTGGGAAGTTGAAGGGAAAGAAGCCCGTGTATTGCATCGGGACGCAAAAGCATGGGACCATGATCGCCAATGGGATCGTAACGAAGAACTGCGATGCGCTTCGCTATGCTGTCGCCACCCATAAAGTAGTGAAGACCTCGGTCTTGGATTCGGATACCGTTCAACAACCAGGATACAGGAGATGGTAATGCCTGAAGGGAGCCCTTTATCCCCAGAAGAAGAACTCGGGTTTCTGTGCGAGATGCACGGGTTCATCGCATTCTTAGACATAGACAAGAGTATTACCCTGATGAGAAAGACCTATTCCTTTGAATGTGTTGAGCAAGCCTTACTTTTTCTGCGAAATTATGAGAATCTATCGGACGATTATGATAGGGAATTCTTAGAGTAAATATTTCAAAGATTTGTTATTCCAAAGGTAAAAGAGGTAGTTTATCAGCTTCTATTACCCCCCTTGGAATAATGATTTAGAACCTAATCAAGTCAATGTTAGACAATGGTTAGATAATCTCTATTCCAAGTTTCAGCCTATCGAACAAGCTCGCTGGAACCAATCCAACATCGACACTCTCTTTTACGCTGGATCTCAGACATTTATAAATAGATATTTCAACTTTACTCCCTCCTTTTCCTATCAGAACTTCTATTTTAACCTGATCCAGCAACCGATCAATATGGTGACTGGATATCAGAGGCAGCACCGGAAGTCCATCATCTATTTGCCTTCGGAAGGGGCGGATGCCCAAACTACGGACCAATATACAAGGTTGATAACCCATGTCTGCAATACCGAAGGAATCAATGAGCAGTTTTCTAAAGCGTGTGAACTCGCTGCCGTCTCCGGCATGGTTCTTTTGCAGCCCTACCTTGATTTTATGGGAGATGATCCGGCTCAAGGGGCTCTGAAGGTAAAGATTTGGGAGTATAACTCATTCCTCGTCGATCCCTACTTTAGAAATCCTGACATGTCTGACGCCCAATTCGTCTGGTGCCAAGAGTATATCTCTAAGAAGGTGGCGGAGGAGAGGTTTCCCGATCAGATAGGGAAGATAAAACCGATGGCAGGAACGCCGCAGCGCTATGGATCTTTCTACTTCCTTCCTGAGAACTACAACATGGCAAGGAACGATCTCCTGGTCCTTTCGTACGTTTGGTACCAATGGAAGAAGAAGAAGAAGAGGTTGTACTCTCGCAAGAGAAATCAGTTCTTTGATTTTGCTGGGGGAGAAGACAACCTTGAGCGCATCCTATACGGGATTAATGATTTCGAGGTCGTGGAAGTCGAGCTTCCTTGCTGGAAGTTAGCCACCATCCTGAACGAACAATTGGTGTTTCAGGGGGACAACCCCCTTGGTTTTGAGTCTTGCCCCTTTGTCCCTGTCTTTTGGAATTATGAACCTCATATTAATTACTATGATTTGAGAGTTAGATCATTAGTAAAAACAATGCGAGATCCTCAATTCCTTCTAAATCGAAGGATCATAATTAACCATGACATTTCTGAAGCAACCATCAATGCTGGGTGGAAGAGGAAGAGTGGGGCCGTTGCCAATGAAGATAACCTGAAGAAGTCTGGGCAGGGATGGGATATTGTTATAAACGAGGGGTATGAGCTCACCGACTGTGAGAAAATCATTCCTTCCGAAGTCCCAGCCTCGGATATGGAGCTGGCCAATCAGATGGCTGATCTCATCTTCAAAGTGAGTGGGATCAATCTGGAGTCCTGGAACGGAGACAACACGGACCGCCTTTCAGGGCTCACTTTGCTGCTGAAGCAAGGGGCCAACCTGATGGTGCTCCAGAAGTACTTCGATCAATGGGATTATTCCCTAAAGCTGCTGGGGGATCTTCTGCTAAAGGTTGCTTTGAACAACTGGGAGGCGGGGAAGATACAATTCATGCTTGGGGAAGATCCTTCTCCCTTCTTCTACTCGAAGATCTTCGCGAAATACCAAACCATTGTAGAGGAAGGGTTGAACACTGCGACGCAAAAGAATATGCAGGCCCAACAGTTACTCGAGATCAATCAGTTGTTCGGAAGGGAAGTGTTCCCTCCATCTCTCATCATAAAAGACATGAACCTCTTTGGGCGCACCGAAGCTATACAATACCTGCAACAGCAGGAGGCTCGAGTTGCGCAGCAAGCAGCTCATGTCGAGAACTTGCAGAACACGATGCAGCACGCACAGTTGCAGGAGATGTATGCTAAGGCGGCCAATCAATTGGCTATGGCTAGAGAACGGCATGGAAGGGCGGAAGCTGACATCGGTCTGTTTGAGGAGAGATTGAGCGAGATCACTCATAACCGAGCGATGGCGACCAAAGCGAAGATGGAGGCTCTTGAAAAACTTGTAGATGTGATAGGTAAGTATGGAGAAATCGAAACAGCGCTGCAAATGGCTAATATTGAAAGTTTTGACTATCGTCAGCAAACTTCTGAAGAAACTGAGAAAAAAGATGCGAAAAGTACTGCAATGTCCAATGACCTTTCTTCCAGACTGATGCAATCGCTGCTGGCGGCTAACGTTCAGCAATCGTCTGGAGCACTCAACGCTCAAGGGGGAGCGGCTTAACCCTTCTTTTTCCCAGGGGTTGGAGGGCGCTGAGCACAGTACTCACACTCTGGATCTCCGCATTCCTTCTCCTTCCACTCATTACAAAAAGAACAGAAGAAAGCATCATACTTCTCATTGTATTCCTTAGTACGAGAACACACCTCGCAGCTAAATATGTCAGGAGGCCAGTTTTTCACTCGCTTGAGAAAGAGAAGACGAGAAAGCATTCTTTTGATTAGAATCAAGGAAGACTCCCGCATTGCATGCGAACACCCCAGGTTGATACCTGGGGTCTTTTCTTAAGAAGATTTGACATGTTTGATCTCATAAGACCTATCATTTCTGTGACTCCACCGCTAATTTGGCTTGGTTCGCTAGATCCAAGAGTTGGCATTTCACAAAATTTAAGTTGCGGTAGGTTCTTTTAAAGAGTAATCCAAAATCTTCTTCATCAATGGGTGGTTTAATTATAGAAAAAAACATTTTTTCTATTTCTTTTATTAAGGAGGAAATGCGAGGGTTTTCATACTTTTCTTCTTTAAATTTTTCTGATGATGGAATTAAATCACTGGAGTGGCAGCAATCGAATCCAATCCAGTATCCATCTTCCTCAAATTCACTATATGTAAGCCCTCCGTGTATGTCGCAGTCTGGACTGTTTTCGCTATCAACCTTTTTCCCATACCAAGAGTGTCCTTCTGGAAGCTTTAGATATCCACATAGATAGCCTCCAAAGGGGGGAGGAAATCCGTCAAGACTTGCAGCTTCTTGTGCAGAATTTGCTAAACAAAAAATGCGAATGATTTTACAATCGAATCCTTCTACTTGAAATTCTTCATAGTCAGGTTCATCCACCCATTCTCCTGGTCCCCAAAACAGTTCTTTTTGCTTTGGTAGCAAAATCTGCATTTCTCTTTCTTTCGCCATCGACTCCTCTATCTAGAACCATCCCAAGGATATACCTCCTTTCTTCCTTAAAGTCAATAACGAGTTTCGTCCGCGGACGCGCGCGGACGCAATCCTCCATCTTATCCAAATCTTAATATAGGATTTCACTGTATAGATATAGGAGTGAGGGAGAGAGTCTAGAGGGAGGTAGGGCTGGGGAGCCTGGACAGTTGGAGGGGAGGTGGCAAAGGGAGGGACCATATTGTCGAAGGGGACAAAATGGTGGAGCAACTATTCGAGAAGGTCGAATAGTTGGGGGAGATTAGAAACTGTCACTCATAACACCAAGACAGAAAATAGGGAGGTGATGAGGGCAAATGGGACTGCATTCACCAACTCTAGTCAACAGAAT